GCAACGATAGAATGAACAAGCAGAAAACGCGAGTTGAGTTGTTGGTTAAACACAATGTTGAATCTGTCATTCAACATATCAAACCGTTTTGTATAAGGCAAAGAAGAAGTGAAATCGACGTTATCCCAAACAACGAAACGAACGTCATCACATGCCTCGGCTGAAAGTGTTCCTTTAATCGATTTATTAGCTAAACCGTTGCTGGTCTTACGATCGAGAGGTTTATTATTTTTGAAGAATAACAATTCACCATCGAAGGTTTCTCCAGGGAGCATCAGGCCTTTTGCAGATTCATCAAGAGCACCATGCAACACGAATTCCTTGCCTTGGCGCGACCATGCCCGAGCACTAGTGCCATCGAAATAAACGTGGCATCGGGCACCATCCATCTTTGTTTGAGCGTATGCAGGATACTTGATACCAGAGATATCCTTATGAGATAGCATCACATCGAAAGTTGGAATCAGCCCTGGCCATATTTTGTTAGCTGTACCATCAGTGAATCCTGCACGAAGATCACGGTCAATAATTCGTTCAATAACGATGGCATCTTCACGATTCATGCTGCCGAGCATCTTGGCCAGGTATTCAATTGCAGCGTTACCAGTAACACGTCGAGCCGACAAATATTCCAGTCCATCAAGGGCTAGTCTCAAACTAATATTTGTTGAGATTCCTTGTATTGCTTCGGGAATCTTCTTGATCCAGTAATTGATATAGGGGTGATATGCGGCGACGATAACAGCCTTCAACAATTCATTATCTTTTTCTCGCGTGAGAATTGCTTCCTTCGCAAGACGGGAAGGATTTGCCCCAATCTCGTTTAGAATTTCAAGAATGTTCATCCTTCGTCCCCAAGAATTTCTTCCCACTTACCTGGAGGAATTCCAGTCATGATAAATTCACGTTCATCTGTAGTTAGATTCGGCATAGCTCGTTGAATTAGCGCGTCATTTTCCCGCGCTAAGAGGTGTTCTTCCGTTATCGGAAGTTCGAGCACATTCTTTTCCCCGGTAAAGGGATTAATTCGTTCGATCAACATTGTTTTTGCTTCATGAAGTTCAAAAATTCTTCTGCAAGATATCCGTCTTCCATGGCACAAAGCAGAGAATCTCCGTCACAAATAACTCAGTCAGCAGGATCGCCTGATGAATTCGGCGTATTCGACATCCAAGTCTCCGTTGGAGAAGGATAGTTCAAGATCAGTGCATGTCATTTCAAAACCTCGATTCGCACATTATGAAAACCAAACTTCTTAGCAATCGCCTTGGCATATGATCTTGCCGAAGGCAAGTTCGGAAAGCGGCAAGACTCGCTTTTGGCGATAAAGCCACATACTTCCTTGTCGAAAACTACCTTGTGGGTATACAACATTTTCTGCTCCTAAGTGACTATGACTGCATCTTACATGAGTGCCGAATTATTGCCAAGTGAATACTTGAGAAAAGTACCATTCACGTGCCTTCTTAGAAATTGAGCCGTTTACATCCTTCGGCTCAATCAAAGAGTCACGCATAGTGTCAGATTCTTCCTTGATTACGTCACCGACGATCCACTTCAAGAAGATGCCAGTAGAAGTTTGATTCAACGGTTGATTCTGTTCCTTCAGGTAGTCAATACCTTGATTTAGACGTGACTCGGTAACCACGTTTTCAATGAATTCCTGAATAGATGCAACCTTCTCGGTATCAACAGCAGCAAGAGTCTTGACCTTGGATTTTCCATGGATTTTAGCATTACCAGATTTTGCAGAGTTCTTAACATGATTCACATCAACTTCGTACTCTTTACCGTTTGAAATAATTTTAAGCATTTCTCTTTTAACCTTAAAAATTTGTTATAAACATAATATCATAGGAGACAATTATGTACAAGTCTATTTTAGAAACATTACCTCACAATCAACACTATCTATCCAGATATATAAGATTTATCGAAAGCAGAAATAAAGACTCTATTAAAGGGGACAATCATCACATATGTCCTAAAAGTAAATATATGTTTCCTCAGTTTTCAAACATAAAAGAACATCCATGGAACGTGATAAAGCTAACCCATAGAGAACATTTTATAGCACATTGGATACTATCCAAGGTATTTACTAATATAAAACACAAATCGTCCATGTTAAAAGCATTCAGTAGAATGCGCGATAGAAGTAAAACACATAACGATGTATATTACAATTCTAGAATATATGAATCTGCTAGAATGGCAAACATACTATCTATGACTATAAACAACCCAATGCATAATCAGACGATAAAGGACAGAGCAAAAGATAAATGGAAAGTATTTCTTCTTACGGAGGAAGGAAAAACATTCAAACAAAATCAATCTGACAGAATGAAAGGTGTTGATTTTAAGTCGTTCTTTACTGAAAGTGGTATGACTGACTTACGAAATAGGTGGTTAAATATTCCAAGACCCAAGACACAGGAACATATATCAAATCACAAAAGATCAATCTCTGATGGCATCTACAAAACACCATTTGGGAGTTTTTACACCCCAAACGATGCTTCTAATAGTGATAAGAATGTTGACAAGTTATCCAGATATTTGATAATAAAATACTGTAAGAATGAAGTTGATGGATTTTCGTTTATTCCAAAAACTCAAAATCAAATTCATTGATTTTATTGGCAAGACAAAAATTTATTACCTTTTGTCTGTCCTCACTTGGCAAATCAATACCCTCTATCCATGTTCCTCCAACATGACGTTCGCCCTTCACCTTGAACACTAAACTGGGCGAGTTGTATCCCGGAGTAACACACGTCCATACGACACCTTCGCCGATGCCGATCTTGCCGAATGCCTTACCAACAGGACACTCGTTTTCGACTGCTTCAGTAATCTCGTTCAACTTGTTTTGAGCAGGAGCAGGAACGTTGAAGTCAATATCAATTTCCCACATAGGGAAATTGTTGATGTTGTAAATGTTCAAGTCAGGACGTTGAATGAAAGAGTATTGGTCCATGTTCAACCATACGCCATCCGCCAGAATCTTGAAGATAACAAACATCTTAGGCAGCCCGTTGATAGCAACTCCAGACTGAATGTTACCACCGCACCACTCGCCGAAGATTACACATTCGTTAGCGGGAATCTGGTTAAAGAATTGATTCCAGTCAATACCGTCTGCCCAGAATGCAAAGCCAGCATTGTCAGGACCTTCCGCCTTGATAATGTTGGAACGAGACTGAAACCACTGTTCACCGCTAACCCTAGCAACGGCCGCGTTAGTACCGTGTAACTTAACCGTACCACGAAACTTCAAGGTAGGCAAAGTCTCGCTCTTATGAAAGAACCGCACTTCCTTGATTACATTACGAAATTGCCCAATAGAAGGAAACTTGATATGTTCCATGTTATTTCTCGTCAAATCCATCCAAAAAATTTAAACTCAGCATAGGCGATCAGTGCGACCACAAAAAATCAATACAAACACAAAGAAGAAACAATCCATTATAGTTCCTTAGATGATTGAAGTGCATATGGTGTCATCAAAGCTAATCCAAAGAAAGAACCCAGTGCAATTGTCATCAGAGATTCGGAACCAACTGCGCTCATGACGAAAACAAGACCGACGAAAAACATTGTGCCTTTGACTGACATGATGAACTCCTCGTTTACGATGAAATACATTCTACAGAAGTGTGTATTTATTGTCAACAAATAAAAAGGAACCGAAGTTCCTTTTTATTTTCGACGTCTTACAGAGTTTATTCCGCTGGAGCAGGCGCTACTTGCTTCATTGCTTGACCACGAATCTTACCAATCAGGTCGGCGACCTGACTAAACGGTTTTTCACTCAATGCAACCAATACTGCATTCACTTCATCCAAAGTCAATTCGATTGTTAGTTGAACCTTTTCTTCCATAATTTACAACCTTTCATTTATTACCAATGGTATATTTACTACACAATTCCCAATTATGCTTGTCCTTATAAGAAACAATCTTAATTGAACTCAATGCAGATTCCTTTTCAGTCTTTTTCGGATCAACGATGAACAATAATCCCCATTCTTCCAAAAGATTGATGATCATATTTCTACGCTCAATATCTTCTTCACTCAACGACGATTGTTTACCATCTAATGCAAATAATTCTTTGAAATGGGTGATAAAATACTTCCCGCGCTTATGCAATATATGACAACTCTGATACAACTTTTTATCTTTGAATGAAGGAATACCGATTCGTGTCAACGTTTCCTTGATCTTTAGAAATGCCTCAGGATCATCCAGTCGGACTTCTACTAATGTTTCTATCATAAAATATCACTTTCTACCACCACGTTCTAAATTTTCACGGATAACTATCATCTGCGAAGGTGTCAGAAACCGCGAATACTCCACGGCTCTGTCATTATTTATGTAGTAATATTCCATGATTGCTGCTATATCATCATTAGATTTTACTTTTGCCCAATTATCGTATCTCTTACCTTTTGGAATAGAATGATAATAAAAATCTAATTGCCATTTCTTTTCAATTGCGGCATTCAAGTTCATTTCATTTGCGTGAAATATCGTATGTAGATTATAACTGAATGCACGATTCATTAGGAATGGAAGATACTCTCGTTTGGTTTCTTCGTCCCATTCGATCTTAGTCTTACTATCAATCGCGTTTTTTATGTCGAACGTTTTCATTTCCAACTACACGTCATCATAATTTCCGTCAATGCTGCCACTGAGTTGATTTCTTGATCAGCGACAAATGCTGCTTGGAACTGATACTTCGCAAGAATCGTCACAAGATCAGGAACAGCTTTCGGCTCCATCTGTTCGGACACCTTAGAATAAAGGTCTGAGAATAATTTCACGCTATCAACATCTAGATTGTGTGCTACCCAGTGTCGAACATCCCTGAATTTACGTTCCTTCAACGCAGTCACCAACTTGTTCAGATTGTCTTCCGACAAGTTGACGAGAATGCCCGTATCAATCTTTCCGGACGAACTATACCGTTGTAGTTCATTCAATACACGACGGTAATCTGGAAAATGCTTCTGGATAAGTTCTGCCACAACTCGCTTGTCATATTCGATGTTCTCCATGTCCAGAATCAACGAAACGCGCTTCATGAATTGTGTGGCTAGCTTCGGCTTCTCGGAGTTTGGAATTTTGAACTCATACACGGCGCAACGAGATTGCAAGGGTTCAATGATTCGATTGCGATAGTTGCAGGTGAAAATGAACGTGCAGTTTTTCGAAAATTCCTCAATGAATCCACGCAATGCGGGTTGAACAGAATTTGCGTTTAGGTAATCCGCCTCGTCAAGAATAACCACTTTTTTTGCGTCATAAAATGACATGGTCGAGGCGAACGATGCAATCCTAGTACGTAGAACATCAATGCCGTTATCGATAGAACCGTTGACAAGAAGCCAATCAGCACCAACTGTTTCACATAGAGCAATGGCTACCGTTGTCTTTCCAACACCAGCGTTACCAGACAACAACATCGTTGGTATTCGATTACTTTGTGCGATACCTTTGAACGTGGTTTTTAGTTCTTCGGGAAGAATACATTCATCGATCGATTTTGGTCTATATTTCTGAACCCAGACAAATTCATTGGGATTGCTTGTTACTTCTGACATAACTTCCTCATGATAAAATGGTGGGACTGGAGGATTACGATACCTCGACCTTGGCGTTATGAGCACCCTGCTGCTTCCTCTGAGCTACAGTCCCGTAAGAGTTATTTATTGCTTACTCTTATGTTCTTTCTTCAATGACTTGTACATCTGCTTCTGTGCATTACCACCATCCGGAACAATCCCACGTGCGATCTTCCGCAACTCTTTAGCAACTTTTCCCCGCATATTGTTTTCTCCTTAACTGAATTGGCAATCTTCGAGAGCGATAAAGTAAGTCACCTTATTGTTCTTACCAACGAAACGCCCGATGTTCTTCTTGCTGATTTCGACGGTATAATCATCTTCGATCATCTTCAAGTTATCATTCTTGATGATTAGATTGAACGTTTCCTTAGTCTCTGCGCCAGTCTCAAGCGTGAAACCATTACTGGTTGCATCTTTACGATCACCCATCGATACAGTGACATTTTTGCCGTCGCCAGAAATCATAACGTCTTGAATTCCAAGATTGGCACCAGCTTTTGCAATCGAAATCAATTGTGCTGCGGTAAGCATAAACGATACATCCACCGCAGGCATTGTGATTGCCTTCTGAGGATATACAAGAATGTTAGGGCTTGCAAAGGTAATCTTGTACTTGATTCCTGACTTCGCTAGTTCCACGTTGGTCTTACCGAACGTGATTTCAGGATCATCAAGTTCATTCAATGAACTCAACAACTGAGAAAGATTGAAGATTCCGAAATCGACTGGGAACTTTTCTGGAACTTCAACCTCGGCCATGATGTTCTTCTGAATCGACATGGTACTCAACGTCGAGCCAGCTTTGACAAACAAGTTTGAGTTAATTGTGGAAAAATTTTTCAATAACAACATCGTATTTTTTGACAACTTCATATATTATACTCCTTCAGGTTCTGGTACAGACACAACTACTTCATCTACATCAATAATACTACACCCGGCACGAGAAAGCAAATCTTTCAACAGACCAGTTGGAGTCTTGACGCTGCCCCAGTTCTGCGTATATGACTTGAGTTGTCGACCTGTCAGTCGATGTTGATCCGTGCCGTCAGTAACGCGAGTTTCAACTCCATCTGCATTGGTTTCAGTCTTGAGCTTGGGAACGTCAATGACAATCTTGTTCCCCAATTTGCGCCAGTGCTTCATTTTGTTACGAGTATGCGCCATACTATACTTCCTTCTTCAAATCGTCGATAAAACTTTGGATGTACCAAACTGCCTTTTCACAATCTTGAATCTGTTTTTCGACAGAATCAAGACCAACCTCATCTTTCAGCCCTTGACGCCATAGATACTTCATGGCGTTTCCAATCTGGAAGTTGTAATGTTTCGTAATGTCGATACACTCAACTCCAGACGGATGTGACGTGTAATGCTTAGGACGGTTGACGGGATCATT